AGTCCCTGGATTAAATCAACTTCATTCTCTGCGGTTACCTGTATTCCCTTCATTTTATCTGACATATCTTTTCTCCTCTCTTTTTCTTAGTTCAAACTTGCCCCTTCCGGCAATGATTTTAAAAATTCCGGTGTCTGGTTAATTACAAAACTCTGATGCCTTGTAATGATTTCTCCTGATTTCAGAGTCATCAGGTCAAAATCCCCATCCGGTACACATCCATTTAGTAAAAGACGCTGTTCTTTCCCATCTGCTGAACGCAGTGCGACACTCTGAAAATCATAGGATGGAATCACACCCTTTTTGACACTCTTAAGTAAAGGTTCCATAACCAGATCATCCCGCACAACAGCCTCTGAAAATGAGAGTGTAAACTTTACTTTATCCGGGATAGCATACTGCTGGGCAGTCCCGAGTGGTTTATATTCAACATTTCCAAAACTTGCTTTAATCTCAAATTCTTTTACTTCTGCAAGCAGTGTAGACACTCCTTCAAAGTTTACAAACAGTCTTCCGTCTTTCCCTGTCATAATGTTTCTATAATTTGTATTTGACATTTCTTTTCCTCCTTACGCTTCTGCTGAAAAATTAAACTGATAATTTAAATATACTTTTTCCAGGCTGTCCAGATCAGTGGCTGCAACAATAAAGTGCACATCTTCCGGTCCGTGCGGCTCCTGAGGGTCCTCATAGATATCTGCTCCGTCCATAAGTTTTCCCTCTCTTGTCATCGCATCCAGCACATCCTTTGCCAGCTTGATTACATTTGCAATTCCGTCACTGTCACAATTGATTTTCCCAATAACCGGTGAAATAGTCCTGTGAAGACGATCAAACAATTCAAATCTTGTCTTTGTTCTTCTGATTTTTTTCCACCCTGGATCCTGATTTTCCTCTAATACATTCAGAGTATTGATCCCACTGTCAAACCAGACTTTTCCTTCCGGTCCCTGAGAAAGCATCAGCATTCCGTTTTCAATTGCCTGAATATATTTTTCTTTTGAGAGAATTTCCAATGGTTCCACGGCATCTGCTATAACGGAATGTACAATAGACTGATTCGACGGACAGCTTCCGATAATTCCCGCAATCACAGTAATTGCTTCATATCCGTCAATTTTTTCTCCATTTTTATTTACAAATCCGGAGCCAACATAAACGAAAGCTTCTGAATTAAATTCTTTCGCATGAGACATTCTCTCAGCAAAATCAACTTCCGCACTCTCTCCTACTACACAAATCCCTGCGCACCCGTTGCTCTTCATTCTCTGCATATAGGCTTTCAGCAGTGCATGTACTGCTGTGTCAGTTGTATCCGCAACTAATGCATTCCATGTATATGCTTCAAATGCTCCAAATGCTTCTTCATAATTTCCTGTAACAACCGTTGGATTTGTACCCGCTGTACTTTCCTTCTGTGATACTTGAGCCAGGCTATTCTTCTCTCCATCTGCCTTAACTGCTGTAAAGATAGAAGATTTCTGGTTGATTTCTCTGATAAATGCATCTACTTCATTTTCGTCACTTCCAGTCTCATAGGTAAACTTCTCTTTTAAGGAACTTCCCTGGTATATCGTCACTTCCTTTTTAGAGGAACTGGAAAGCGGCTGCTTCAGCGTTAATGAGAACACGAGTTTTGTCGGGTATTTTGTTTCGAGTGTCACCGCTTTTTCTCCCTGATCATCCATTAATTCCAAAATCCCTTTTGTTCCCTCTGAACCAAGTCTATATACATAGACCTTAGATGCCCCATTATCAAATAAATTAAGAACACCTTTTACTGTTCCGCCTGAACCATACATATCTTCCACAGTTTCTGCTTTCGTATGTACCTGTACGGTTCCCACCGGACCAAAGTCTGCCTGGATAGGAATCGCGAATACTCCATTGATTGCTTCCGCCACGCTTTTCTTTTCCGGAGTTGTGTATCTTCGATAAACCCCCGGTCTGATTTTTGTTTCTCCTGGATCATAAGTTCCTGTCATCATGTTAATGTACCTCCTTATTTTTAAATTCTCTTACTAATTTTTTAGCCTCTTTCAGCTCTGCCTCTGTTTTCCCTGCAAAAGTGAAAGCTGCACGAACCATGTCTGCTGATGCATCCAGACTTTCCGGATTTGACGCATATTCTTCTAAGCTATAAATCATTTTTTGCATTTTGATCCTCCTTAAAATTTACATCTTTTATTTTGGATACCTCTTCTTCCTTCTTTTGAACACCATACTGTCCTTTGACTAAAATTTGTCCATCTTTAAAGCTATCCGCATTATCTTTAAACGTTACCGAATCTATAAAAAACATTCCCCCGTCACTCATTTTTAACTTGTCTTTGAGGTTCAGCTGCTCACAAATAGATCTGATCAGTTCTATGCTTTTTCTCTTTTGAGCTATTACATGAATTTTCACGGTTGCCGTCAGCCAGGATACCTCCCATGTATCATTATAGGTTCCGGGAA